TGGAGCTTGAGCGCGAGGAGTGGATCGAGGAGCGGGCCGCACTGCGCGAGTTCGAGGCCGGGATGGGACGGGCCGAGGCCGAGGCCATGGCGCGGCGGGACTGGGAGCGGTACTGCGAGGGGCGCGCGAGCTGGGCACCGCGCAAGCCCGTCCCGAGCGAGCCCGAGCGCACCCCGCGGCCGACGCCGCAGCCGGTGCCACCGACCGAGGCCGGCTGCCGTGCTTGACCTGTTCGAGCCCCCGCGGATCACCCCGCGCCCGACGCGGGTCGTGCGGCGCCTGGACGGTGAGGCGGTGCTCGAGCAGCCCTGCCGGCCGCGCAAGGAGCCGCGCACGCCGCCCCGGGACATGTCGCCACAGGCGGTCAGGCTCCGGGCGCTGCGTGCGGCATGGGCACGGGCCAAGCGCCGGCGCGATCCGGCCTGGCGGGAGCTGCGCAATCTGCGGGCACGGGTCCGCTACAACGAGAAGCGCCGCGCAGAGCGGGAGGGCGCGCGATGACCCCGACCCAGCGCAGCCTGGCGCATTTGCGGGCGGCCGGTTGGCAGGTCGCGATCGTAGAGCACTGGAACCCGTTCGCGCGGATCCGGCAGGACCTGTTCGGGGTCCTGGACCTGCTCGCGGTGCGCGATGGCGTGACGCTCGGGGTCCAGACCACCAGCGGCAGCAATGTCTCGGCACGGGTCAGGAAGATCGCGGAGTCCGAGACCGTGCCGGCGCTGCGTGAGGCGGGCTGGCTCTTGCACGTCCACGGCTGGAGGAAGGCCGCGAACGGGCGATGGGCGCTGAGGGAGATCGACTGCTCATGAGCGAGGCGAACAGGTTCGTGCAGGTCCTGGCACTGGCTGCGCTGGAGCGGGCACGCAGGCAGGCGCTGAGGGAGGCGCACGAGAAGATCGTGAGGGCGAAGACGCAGCGGTGGATGGTCACGGTGCGGGACGGGGACAGGCGGGCTGGGACGGGGTGGGGCGGGGATGAGTGAGATGGCGGAAGTGGTTGCGGACTGCGCGGACGCGCCGCCAAAAAGCGGCGCCCGAAAGGTGCTCGGCAAGCCGTTCCCGCCCGGCGTCCGCAGCGCAGGCCGGGTCAAGGGCAAGCCCAACAAGCTCACCGTCGGCCTGCGCGAGGCCGTCGAGCTCGCGACCCAGCCCGGCCAGTGCCACCCGCAGGGCTTCGCCGGCTGGCTGGTTGACCGGGCCCGCGGCGGCGTCGAGGACCGCAAGATCTTCGCCGGCGTCGTGAGCCGCGTGATCCCGCTCCAGGTCAACAGCAAGTCCGAGGGCAGCCTGCGCATCGAGCTGGGCTGGTTGACCGGACGCGATGTCGGCAGGCGCGTGGCGCAGCAGGGCCAGGTGATCGAGCTCAACACCCTGCCAGAAAACGACCGTATTCCGGCAGTGCCGCCCGACGACACTAAAGACTGTTAGGAAAATAACCCTTGACGTTATCTACATCCCTAGCTATTCTTACACCTGTTTCCAACAGGTGGAGGGACGACATGGGCGCAGTGTTCGGGTACGGGCGGGTATCGACGGCAGCACAGGACACCGAGAACCAGCGGCTCGAGCTGGAGAAGGCCTTCAAGCTCGACTACTGGTACGCGGACAACGGCGTGTCGGGCAAGGTCGCCGCGAGCCAGCGCCCGGCGTGGCGCGAGATGCTGACCAAGATCCGGCCGGGCGAGACGATCGTGGTCAGCAAGCTCGACCGGCTGGGCCGGGACGCGATCGACGTGCTGCAGACGGTGCGCGGCCTGGGCGAGCTCGGGATCAAGGTCGTGGTCCTGCAGCTGGGCACGACGGATCTGACCTCGGCGGCCGGCAAGCTGCTGCTCTCGATGCTGGCCGCGGTCGCCGAGATGGAGCGCGACCTGCTGGTCGAGCGCACGCAGGCCGGGCTGGCCCGGGCGAAGGCGGAGGGCAAAGTCCTCGGCAGGCCGTCTAAAACGACGCCAGAGCAACGCAAACAGATCGTGGCTAGGTTGGGTACCGGCGAGTCCGTGAGCGCCGTAGCGCGCGATTACGGGGTCTCCAGGGCCAGCATCATCAGCATACGCAGCGCGGGGTAGGCGAGCGGGGCGCGGGGGCTGGCCGACCCGACCCCCCACCCCCCGTCGAGCGGCAGGCCGGGGGGTGGTGTGAGCGAGGGAGCCCCCCACCAATCCCCAGCACCCCCCTTGTATTTTTTTTCACTCCAAAAGGGCACCCAAGACATGAGCGACCTACGCAGCCAGATCATCGGCGCAATCCATGGAGTGGAGGAGCGCAAGCCGTACGAGGGCGAGCTCGCGTACTTCCAGGCGAACCCGACCGTGGCGGGCATGGCCGCAGAGGACAACCGGATCGTGATGAACCCGAGCACCAGGCTGACGCCGCAGGAGCTCAACGCGGTCCGGCTGAACGAGGCGGCCCGCGTCCACATGCGCAAGAAGCCGCCGCCGACGTTCGACCTGACCCCGGAGCAGGCGCGGTTTCTGGAGACCACGACCTACAAGGCGGCGCCCGACGCGGACAGGAGGGGCACGATCGCGGCCCGGCTCTTGTCGGGTGACCCGAGCGCGGGGACGGCGACGGCGCAGCAGATGGAGTACGTCAAGGCACTGCGCAGGCAGATGGGGATGGGCGACTAGCCGCGTGAAGCTCTCCGAGTACGCCCCCCGCGCCTGCTTCCTGTCCCTGCACAACCGCCGCGCCAGGTGGTCGGTCGTGGTCGCGCACCGTCGCGCCGGCAAGACCGTGGCGATGTGCGCGGACCTGGTCATCGGGATGCTCGAGTGCTCCCTGCCCCGGCCCCAGGCCGCGTACCTGGCCCCCTTCCGCGAGCAGGCCAAGAAGGTCGCCTGGAGCTACTTGAAGGAGCTGACCCGGGACTTCTGGGTCAAGGATCCGAACGAGTCCGAGTTGAAGATCGTGATGCGCGCGCACACCGGCGAGGAGGCCACGATCTACGTCGGCGGCGCGGACTCGCCCGACAGCCTCCGCGGCCTGTACCTGGACGCGGTGGTCCTCGATGAGGTCGGGGACATGCGCCCGACGGCCTGGTACAGCGTCCTGCGCCCGGCCCTGAGTGACCGGCAAGGTTGGGCGATCTTCGCAGGTACCCCGCGGGGCAAGAACCTGTTCTGGAACCTGCGCGAGGAGGCCCGGCTGAACCCGCGCACGCACATCCTGCTCGAGCTGCCCGCGAGCAAGACCGGCATCCTGCCGCCCGAGGAGCTCGACGCCGCCCGGGCGCAGATGACCGACGAGTCCTACGAGATCGAGTACGAGTGCAGCTTCGACGCCGCGATCCCCGGCGCGTACTGGGCCAAGGACATCGGCCGGGCCTACGAGGAGGGCCGTGTCGCCAAGTTCGAGCTCGACCGCGAGTTCCCGGTGCACTTCGTGGCCGACCTGGGCTACACCGACTCCTGTGCCTGGTGGGGCTGGCAGGAGACACCCGACGGGCTGCGCGTGGTTGAGCACTACGAGCGCGACAACGAGCCCATCGCGCACTACGTCGAGTGGCTCAAGCGGCGCCCGTACAAGGCCGGCCAGGTCTGGCTTCCGCACGACGCCAAGGCCAAGAGCCTGCAGACCGGGCGCTCGATCATGGAGCAGTTCCTGAAGTCCGGGATCACGCCGCGGCTGGTCCCGGAGCTCTCGCTGCAGGACGGGATCGAGGCCGCCCGGCAGATCCTGCCGCACTGCTGGTTCGATGAGGGCGCCTGCTACGAGGGCATCGAGCACCTGCGCGGGTACATGCGCGAGTGGGACGAGCGCACACAGACCTTCCGGAACCGGCCCAAGCACGACCAGCACAGCCACTCCGCGGACGCCTTCCGGTACCTCTCGTTGTGCGCGAAGCCGGTGACGAAAAAGACAGGGCCCCGCGATAACATCCAGGGTGCTGCCGTGCGCAACCTGCATTCCTTTGCCTTGAACGACATCTGGGACACCGCGCCGCAGAAGAGCCAAAGGATCGGGTGATGATCAGCGACAGCGCGGGGCAGAAGTTCGAGAGCGAGCGCGACATCAAGAGCACCCCGATGGGGATGGCGCAGCGCTGGGCGACCGAGATCGAGGCCTCGAAGAAGTTCCTGCGCAAGTTCCACGACGCGGGCGACCGGATCGTCAAGCGCTACCTGGACGAGCGCGCCGACGAGTCCATGGGCGAGGGCGCGAGCAAGGTCAATTTGTTCTGGTCGACCGTGCAGGTCCTGCTCGCGCAGCTCTACACCAAGCCGCCCAAGGCCGACGTCTCGCGCACGTACTTCGATGCCGACGACGACCAGGCCCGTGTCGCCTCCAGCATCCTGCAGCGGATCCTGAACAAGGGCGGCGAGGACGCGCTCGAGCAGGAGAACAGCTTCAAGTTGGCGATCGAGGACTTCCTGATCGTGGGCCTGGGCCAGGTCTGGGTCCGCTACGAGCTTGAGACCGAGCAGGTCGAGGTGGAGGGCGTGCCCGACCCGGTCACCGGCGAGCTGATCCCGCAGCTGGTCGAGCAGGTAGCCAACGAGGACGCCTGCGTCGACTACGTGCACTGGAAGGACTTCTTCTACTCGCCGGCGCGGACGTGGAACGAGGTCCGCTGGGTCGCGCGCCGGGTCTACATGACCAAGGACGCGCTCACGACCCGGTTCGGCGAGAAGATCGCGGCCGAGGTCCCGCTGATCCAGCGCAAGGGCCGCCAGGGCCAGTCCGGCCCGGTCGCCTTCGACCCCTGGGACAAGGCCGAGGTCTACGAGATCTGGTGCAAGGAGCACAAGGCGGTCTACTGGTACTCGCCCGGGTGCAGCGTGATCCTCGACTACAAGCCCGACACCCTGGAGCTGGCGGATTTCTTCCCCTGCCCGCGGCCGCTGGTCTCGAACGTCACGACCACCAAGCTGGTCCCGCGCGCGATGTACGTGATGGCCCAGGATCAGTTCGAGGAGCTCGACGAGATCAACACCCGGATCACCTGGCTCACGCGCGCGGCCAAGGTCGTCGGGGTCTACGACAAGAACGCCGAGGGCGTGAACCGGATGCTCTCGCAGGGCGCCGAGAACCAGCTGATCCCGGTCGACAACTGGGCCATGTTCGCCGAGGGCGGCGGGATCAAGGGCCGGGTCGATTTCATGCCCATCGACCAGGTCGTGAACGCGATCGAGAAGCTGCGCGTGTACCGCCAGGACAAGGTCCAGCAGATCTACGAGGTCCTGGGGATCAGCGACATCATGCGCGGGAACACGCGCGCGAGCGAGACCGCATCGGCCCAGCAGATCAAGGCCCAGTTCGGCTCGGCGCGGCTCCAGCTCCAGCAGGTCTATGTCTCCGACTGGGCCTCGAGCGCGATGCGAAAGCGCGCCGAGATCATCTGCGATCTCTGGCAGCCGCAGTCCATCGTCGAGGCATCGAACATCGAGCGGACCGCCGATGCGCAGTACGTGCCGCAGGCGATTGAGCTGCTCAAGAACGAGGGCGCCCGGGCCTACCGGATCACGATCGACACCGACGCGATGGCGACCATCGACTACGCCCAGGAGCGAGACAGCGCGGTCCAGTTCCTGCAGGGCCTGGGCGCGTTCGTGTCGCAGGTCACGCCCATGGTCGAGCGCTCGCCGGAGGCCGGCCCGTTCCTGCTGAAGATGCTGCAGTGGGGCGTGAGCAAGTTCCGCATCAGCCGCGAGATCGAGAGCACCCTTGACCAGGCGATCGCGGCCATGAACGCATCTGCCCAGGCGCCCAAGTCGCCGCCGCCGCCGGACCCGGCGATCGTGAAGGCCCAGATGGACACCCAGGTCAAGATGGCCGAGATCCAGTCCCGCGAGAAGATCGCGATCCTGGAGTCCAACACCGACAAGGAGGTCGCCGCGCTCAAGGGCACGATTGAGATGCAGAAGATCGAGCAGCAGGCGCGGATGGACCAGATCGCCGCGCAGATGCAGGCGTTCCAGGAGATGCTGAGTCTGCAGACCGCGACCATGAAGGCACCGAGCATCCAGCTCGACGGCCTGGCCCAGCAGCTCTCGGCGATGGACGACTCAAATCGCGAGCTCAACATGGGCAACCAGCAGGCGATGCAGGCGCTGCTCGGGCAGATGAGCAAGAAGCGGCGCCGTGTCCCGATCCGCGACCCGCGCACCGGCGACATCCTCGAGGTCCGCGAGATCGAGGACGAGACCGAGCCGCAGCCGATGCCGGGCATGGGCCTGCAGACGGGGCTTCAGTGACATCAGAGGTCGAGACCGACGAGGATAAGTAATGGCCCTGATAGTCACGCACACAACCGCAGCCGACGGCACTTTCTCATCGGCCGGCGCCACCGCATGGAACGCGACCCACGCGATAGCCGGTACCTTGGATCTCGCAACCGAGACGACTGGATCGCTGGACCTGGTTACGCGCTCGACCGGCTCGCTTGACCTCGCGACCCGCACCACCGGCTCGCTGGATCTGACCACCCGCTCGACCGGCACGATCAACCTGCTGACCCAGACCAGTGGTGCTACTGCCAATCAGTTGATGTACGGCGGGGCCAGTGGGCAGGTGGCGCAGACTGCGAACATGGTCTACGACACTGCAAACAGCTTGTTAACGGTGAAAAACAGGTTGCAGGTTATAAATGCCTCTGGCGCTGGAGTTGAATTTGATTCAAATGGAATCAAAAGAATTTCTACTGCCAGCAGTAACTTACTTATCAAGGCTGGCAAAACACTTCTGGAGGCGCTGCCGTAGGAGGAGACGTTACTCTGGCGGGCGGAAACGCAACGGTCAGCGGAGACGGCGGCAATCTTTTTTTGAATGCTGGATTGGCAACCGGCTCCGGCCCGGGGACTACTGGTGGAAATATTACAGCAGCAGCATCGCCTTCGGGACTTACAGATTCTGCTGGACAAGGCGGCTTTGTGCAGTTTACCGGAGGCGATAGTTATGGCGCGAGCGGCCAAGCCGGAGCTGTAAATTTTACGGCGGGAAGTTCTAATACGTCCGGCGGAACGGGTGGAAGTCTAACGTTTAACGCTGGTAGTTGCATTACTTCCGGAACCCCCGGAAATCTCGATTTCTCAGTTGGCGGCGTTTCAGGGGCATCTACTGCGGTTGGCAGTATTTCATTTAGCTCGACACTTGGCGACCCAATAGCCGTCACCGCCGGAACCGGCACAACGCACGCCAAAGACCTACCCGTCATCGTCGACGGCGTGCAGTATTACATTAAACTCTACAGCTAGGATCAGACATGCCCACATTCACGGTCAGCCTCACTGACGAGCAAGCGGCAGCACTCACGCAGATCAATCTCATGCAGGAGAACGCCGCACGGCGCAGCCCGCAGCACCGGGGGCAGAACCTGCCGCAGATCTCGCTCGCTGAGTACGTCACGGCGCTCATCACCGGCCCTGCGAACGATTCGCTCAAGCAACTGACCGAAGAAAAAGCCTACGCCATCGCGCAGCAGGTCATCAGCACGGTGAATGCGCTGTCAATCAGCGAACTCGATGCAATGGCTGCGAAGATCCAGGCGGAACCTGGGACCGTGCAAGAGGCGGCGAATCTGTTCGTTGAGCACCTGCGCGACGCTGCGGTGTAAGAGGCCGACATGGCTATCCAGGGCACCGCGACAATCGACTTCGGCGCTAGAGCCACAGACGCATCCGTGGCCGTACCTGCTGCCACGATCTCAGGGTTGTCGCTGGTCGAGGCGTGGATTGCCCCTGCGACCACTGCGTCGAACACGGTGGACAACCACTGGGTCGAGGAACTGAGCGTGGTGGCCGGGCCTCCTGTGGCAGGAGTCGGCTTCACGATCTACGCGAAGGTGTCGACCGGATTCGGGCACGGCGTCTACAACATCGGCTGGGTCTACAACTAAGGAACTCACATGAGCGTTTCGCTGATCGGCAAAGACGGCATCAACATCGCCACGACCACCAACGGCGTGCCGGTATTCACGGGTGACGCCAACGTCTCGCCTGCTGGCGTGGGCGCGATCCGGTCGTACTCGGAAAACGATTCGGGAAGCGTCACGGGCAACGTGTACCTAGGCAGTCCCGAAGTCACCAGCGACTACCGCCTGCGAGCTGTCCAGGACACCATTCTCGATTCCGAGGTGTTCTGCTACGCCAACCAGAACACGGGCAAGCATGGCT